AATTTTTACCATCATACCAGTCTAAGCAAGCCTGCCTAGACATGTTTTTATCTATCAATGGCCATATGTTTTTAATCCATTTTTCTCGAGACGGTTTCATTCTCATTGCTTCATCTGTAGATATACCAACCCATACTTCTACCCAAATACTTCTTGGAAACCTTTGCCTATCTTTTAATCCAATAAGATGTCTTATCTTTCTGTTGATAGGTGTTATCTTATAATTTCTGGTGCATTGTCTTGGTCCAATACCTATCTTTCCAGTGTCTGTGTTTTTTGCAAAAAAAGGTATGTGTAAAAAACCTTTCTCTTTATTAATCTCATTTACAATATCTTCTTTTATACTTCCTGATTTCAAATGATTTTTACAAATAATAACTGGGTACTTGAGTTGTGTTTTTAACCATTCTAAATGTTCGTAAACTTTTTTAGGTTCCCACCCTGTATCAGCAAATATTGCATAGTCAGGTAGTGGGCCAAAGGCTCCCTCATTGGCCATGAGTGCCATTGTTGAAGATTGCACCCCAGCTCCCAAAGATAGAATCCTTAATTTAGGTTCTCCCGAATAATCCCAATCGCCTTTAGCTACTACCATAATTATCCTTTATAAACTGATTATTCAATCTTGCCAATGGGAAGTAATACTGATGGTCAGATCTAAGTATGTGTAGCGATTGTTTTGCTCTTGTAACACCAACATACCAAACTCTTGCCTCAGAACTTCTAGCGATGCCTACTTTGTGTCCAAAATGTGCAGGCCAATTTGCCTTTTCAAATAAACAAACATGATCTGCCTCACCACCTTTTACAGAGTGTATCGTATCTATTGTTATTCTTGATGCCATGTCTAAATCTAAATTGTTTTCTAATATCTTATCAAAATAAAATTTATCTTTTTCTGGAAAGTTTTTGTTGAATATCGTTTGCCATGGTCCTGGATCTGCCGTTAAACCTGCAAACGTCCTTAAAAAATCTAAAGAGAGTTGCCCGGAGTCTTGGATGTTCATCCATCTTTTGCTTTCAATGGATCTCCACCCGTATGCGATCTCATTAACATAAGTGTATATTATACCAGCTTCCTCCTTAGATACAACACCATTATTCATCAATTTATTCCAGTATTTTATGGCATTCCACTTGTTTATATCAAATGACGTTTTACCTTTTGTATTTTTAAAAAATAAACCATACTTCCTAGCTTCATCTTCAAGCTCTCTAACAATCTCTTGAGTTCTACCAAGTATGAGCCAGTCACCTTTTGAGTCTTCTATCGCTTGACCAACATCTTTAAATTTAGAGTAAGTTAAAATAGTCCCTTGTTTTTTTGATGGTAAGAATTCTTTTGTAACTCTTGGTTTAATCATATCTGAAATGTATGAACTGAAGTCATGTATTATTTTAGGTATTCTATGTGACTGAGTAAGAATATATTCTTTACCAGGAAACTCTATGTAATCTCTAACATCAGCTCCATTCCATTCAAATATCGCTTGATCATCATCACCAGCTATATAAATTTTTTCTGAACTTTTAGATAACTTATGCACCATCTTCCATTGTAAAGGAGTTAGGTCCTGCGCTTCATCAATAATTAATATTTTTAAATGTGGTGCTTTCTCATGATCTATAAAGTGTGTAATCATATCTGTGAAATCAACTCTATGATCTTGTTTAAATAATTCATACTGTTCGTAAATTAATTTGTACCTTGGTAATGATGCACGTTTAAATGTTTCAGATAAAAACTGTTGTTCAGGTGTAATTAATCTATTTCTAGATTTATCATAAACTCTTAATGACCAATCGTTAAATACTCTGACACCATCATAAGTTTCATACGCAGGTTTAGCCATACCTAAGTTTTGTGCAAACTCTATCATGTCTATCTCAGGGTCTATTACAGGAATGGATTGTCTAAACTTTCTACAAAAACTATGTATCGTTCTAAAATTAGTTAAGTCATCATCGTTACAATCAGGGAACTTTTTCTCTGCACGAGCCTTTGCCTCTTTGACCGCTTTGTTTGTAAAAGAAAGATAAGCAACTTCTCTTGGCATAATACCTCGTGAAAACCATTTATCTAATCTATTTAAAAGAGTTGTGGTTTTACCAGTGCCTGGAGGACCAAATATTTTAACTGTTCGGTTTTTCAAAAGGTGCCTGTTGTCGTTTGAAAGCTATGTTAGATCTCTCGATTATTGGTTCATCAATCTTTCTACATAACCACACATATTTTAATTTAAGTTTATCATAGTAATCATATTTAGTGCAGCCATTCTTTTTAAGCATACTAATTATTTCAAATTTTTTAGCTGACTTATCGTTCTTCTTAATAAATTTTTCAAAAGTTCTGTATTTAAAAACAATTACTTTTTCATGTAAAAACCACATTTCTGCTTCAACTTGTGATGCATTATCTGCTTGTTGTGTTTCTTGCGTAAACTGTATCATGGTATCTTTAAACTCTTCTTCAGCCTCATTACTCTCATCATAACCTTCAATTGGTTGTTGCATTGCTTTAAGTTTATTTAAAAAGACTCTGTATTCTTTATCCTTCACTTTTTGCCAAACTATATCAGCTTGATCAAACAATTGTTCTGAGAGAAGCTGTTGTTGGTTAAGTTGTTTTCCAGTAAGCTCAACAGTCTTTTTATCTATTGTTAAAAAATAAATAGGTGGCTTAGTTTTAAGAACTTGAAAAGAATCTATAGTTGGCATGTAATCTACACCATCTATGCCGTACTTAAGAGTTTTGCATATTGCTGAGTTACAATGATTTTTTAAAGGTGCGTCTGTGCATTTGTATTGATAATCTTTTTTTTCGTATTGTGTAATTAGTGCCTGGACCTCTCTTGCAGGTAACGGTTGAGTAAATCCTTCGTTACGTTCCCAAACTTCTTTTTGCCAACCCTCAGGGTTTCTTTTTTTAGCTAATGTCGCAAAGCCAGTGAGTGCATTGTTTCTAAAACCATCGGCACAGCCGTTTCTAATCAAAGCTTGTAAACATGGTGGGAACTGATCAAACTCTTCTTCAACAGGAAAACCATCAGATGCAATAACTATTCCATGAAATTGTTTTAAATTTATTCTATATTTTTGCACCCAATCAAAAAACTCTGAGATAGGAACACCCATACCATTATCATAAATTGCATGTCTTGTTGTTCTTGCAGCTTGTTGATAAGGAATATTAAGCCAGTTACCAAGATCATTTTTATGAACCATAATCTTTCTTTGTTTAGGAAATATCTCACAACCTGATAAACCAAGATCTGCTGCTAACTCATGCAGTTTATCAATCATATCTGATGCACTGACTAACTCACTTGTATGTAAAAATAAATGTAAGCCACCAGATTTAGATCTGTAAGGCACTAATGGATAATTTTTTTTTCTGAATTCTTTAATTAAATTTTTAAAATCTATGTCGTATTTATCTACGTCTATGCACCCCCAAGTGCACATGTTATCGGACCTTATAGGTATGATACCTAAATTTATTTCTCCGTTTAAATGTCTTTGAAATAATTCGTTAGTGACAGGGCCACGTTTAGTTGTGGCCCTACCCTTTTCTTTTCCGGTCTTATGATCTCGCTCTCCGTTGAGATAGTATTCTCCGTAAGCTACATCAAGTCCGCAAAACAGCTCCTTGAATTTGTCTAACATTAGAAGGGTGTTCCAGTTGGTCTTCCTTCGTTGTTAGTTGCATCGGCTACTGGTTTCGCGGTCGGTGTGTCGTTCTCATACTTCACATTAACATTACCTTTATGACAGCTATCATAGAAAGCCATGGCAGCATCAAGTGTCATTTGATTCTCCACGTCACCTATGTGAGCTATCTTCCAACCATACCAAGAACCTTTTGCATTTTTTTCAAGAACAGTTGTAAGCAGATATCTCTGCGTGAACATACCAGGTGTATAAAAACCTCGACCGTCAGATCGCTTAATCTTTATACTTCTCATCATGGAGTTCCACATCTTAGACTTTTTTCTTTGAGTAGCTTTCATGCTCATCAAAGCAGTCTCTTGAGGTGTACCATTCTCAACTCTTAACACAAAATGTGATGCAGTTTCTTGAACATAATTACCGTTTGGTAATCTATCCAAGTTCTGATCATCTCTTGTTGTCTGTGATAGAATATCAGAGTCAGCAGGATATGTATTGACTGGAGCGTTTGCACCCTCTTGTCTATCAGGCCATTCTAAGTATTCTAACTTATAATAACAAGGCACAATCTCAATACCCTTCTGACCATCAAATAAATCTTTGGTCACACTATTGAAGATCATTCCAGGTCTAGCATCTGCTATAAACTCTGGATCACCTTGTGTTACTTGAGGAGACAATTGACCAAGCACTTTTAAAAATGGTAGAGCTAAGTCTTTTGCACCCATGTTCTCAAAACCTTTTTCACCAAGGTCTTCAGCCACACTGGCTATACTAAACGATTGTTTAGGAGCCACTTGTTTTTGTTTTCCGTTCGCCATTATATTTTCTCTTTCGTCTTTAGTTTAGTTCTATTAGCTACATAGATGTTAAACAAATCCGCAGGCACTGTCACACCTTTTTCGATTTGTTCACGTGCCCACTGCTTAAGTTGCATCGCGTTCACTTCTTGTTTTTGAACGGGTCTATGTCCTGCCTCCTTCAAAAGCTCCAGAACCTGTTGAGCTCTTGCATCATCACCAGCAGTAAAAGATACACCTACATTGTTACGAATCAAATCTGCGTGATTATTATCACGTAAATATTTGAACGCTTCTTCTTGTCTATCTTTTGATATTCTAGCACCATAGAATGGTGTTATTTTCACTGATGTGCCGTTGGCCAAGTCTAACGATGTTACGCCAGCTTCTTGTAGTAGATTAGGAATAGTTTCCTCAGATAAAAACAAAGCATCTTTTTTAGCTTTCTTTAGCTGCTCTTCGATGTTCGCTATCTCTTTTTCTTTTTCCTGAAGTTCTACACACTTCGCTGAAATCGTTTTGACTTGTTCGTCTGACGCTTCCATTTTGAAAGCACCAGACACTTCTTGTATGTCTAGTTTATTTGCCATAATCGACCTCCACGGATACAAATAAACTATTGATTTTTATTGTCAAGTATTTTATTACCATGGGAGATGGTAACTAAATATAATTTTAAGACTGAGCCTTTTGCTCATCAAAAAGAAGCATTAACAGAATGTTGGGATAAGAAAAGTTACGCATTATTTATGGAGATGGGTACTGGCAAAACAAAAGTTTTGTTAGATAACATTGGTGCTTTGAGATCACAGAACATGATAAACGGTGCATTAATAATAGCACCTAAGTCAGTATATACCGTGTGGTATAACACAGAAATACCTAAACATTTAAATGTAGAGTACGACATGATGTTGTGGAAAAGCACAACTGTAAGACAAAAGCTTGTAGATTTTATGTTAAAACCTGCAATAAAATTAAAAATTTTTGTTATTAATGTTGAAGCTTTGTCAGGAGAAAAAGGTATCTTTTGGGCAGAAGAATTTTGTAAAAGAAATAATGTTTTAATCGCTGTAGACGAATCAACATGTGTAAAAAACTATCAAGCCAAAAGAACTAAAAATATTATTAAACTTAGAAAGTATTCATCATATAGAAGAATATTATCAGGATTTCCTACACCTAAAAATCCATTAGATCTTTACACGCAATGTAATTTTTTAGATCCTAAACATCTTGGATTTAATTCAATAGTTGCTTTTAGAAATAGATATTGTCACTTTGAAACTTTATATTTAGGTGGTAGACAAATTAATGTACCAGTTGGGTTTACTAACCTTGCGGAGATAGAAGCTAAACTAAAAAACTTTGCATACAGAAAAACAAAAAAAGAATGTTTGGATCTGCCGGATAAACTTTATGTCAAAAGAGGTATATCTTTAACTGATGAACAAAAAATTTTATACAGAGATATTAGAACACAAGCTAGAGCAAATTTAAAAGGTAAAGAACTTACTGTAACAAATGTAGTCACAGAAATATTAAGATTACATCAAATAACTTGTGGTTATTTTAAAAGCAAAGAAGGTGAGATTCAAGATGTCAAAAATAATAGATTAGATACACTAATAGAAATATGTGAAGAAACTGATCAAAAAATTATTATCTGGGCAACTTATGTTTACAACATTGAACAAATTAAAAAAGCTTTAGAAAAAAAATTTGGTGTTGAATCTGTTGTAACATTTTATGGGCAGACAACATCTGATCAAAGAACAGAAGCAATAGAGAGATTTCAAAATGATCCTAAGTGTAGATTTTTTATTGGTAATCCTTCTACAGGTGGTATGGGTATTACTCTAACTGCTGCTGGTATAGTTGTATATTTTTCTAATAGTTATAATGCAGAGCATAGAGTTCAGTCAGAAGACAGAGCTCATAGGATAGGTCAGAATCAAAAAGTAACATATATTGATTTCGTTGCAGAAAAAACAATTGATGAAAAAATATTACAAGCTTTAGATACTAAATTTAGACTTTCTGCGAAGACTCTTGGCGAGGTTGTCCGTGATTGGTTTTAAAATCGTCTAGTCTTTTCCACCACTTATCTTTATACTCATCAAGTTTACTACCGCTTATATCAAACTCTTGAAATACTAAGCCAGTTGAAGCCATCAAAATAGTACCACCATTTATCTCACCGTATTCTTTTTCGTGAGCGCATATGTAAGCAGCTAATTGAAGATAGTAATCTTCTATCCATTCTTCTCGTTTAGGTTTATTTGTCTGTTTGAAGTCTAAAATTGTAGGCTTTTGTTTGTATAATCCAATACAGTCAATAGTTCCTGCATATTCGCCTGGATATATTATATTTTGTTCAATTCCCCATACTTCATCTAAATATATAAAACCCTTAGATATTATTAAATTTGCCATTTTATGGGCTATAGGAGCATCGTGGGCAGGCGTATCGAACTTATTTGAGTGTACGTACCTTTCTAACATTTCATGCATCTCTGAGCCTCTAGCAGCAGCTTCTTTCATAATTCTCTGTGCTTCTACCTCTCCAACTCGCTCTCTCCAAGCCTTAATTCCGTCAGATTCTACTTTAGTTTTTGATAATATAGTGGTGACCGATGGTAGTTTTTCCTTACCATCTAGATAAACTCTTCGTCCCCGGTCCGTTGTCCGAGTGTATTGTTTATAGTTGTATTTGCTGACGACCTTCACAAATGAAGTCGTATCATAATGGTGTGTTAAGTAAAGAAAAAACTAAGGTGCATAAACCTATTATTACTCCACCTGCGATACCAATCAGTATTCTTTCAATTCTAGTAACCTGTGATTGAAGATCACTTATTTTATCGTGAGTTTGTTTTTGCATGATTCGACATAATTTTTCATGATTATCAATTCTATTATGTGCTAGCTCTGCTGTTTTAGGCATTATGTTTGTCTCCTATCTCTGATTAAATTACCTAATGAATCAAATGGGAATAATGCACCGTAATCGATAGGTGTTATTCCAGGTCCAGGAATTCTTAAACCCTGCTGTCTTGGTAGAGTTGTAGGTGTAATTGGTACATTCTCAGGCATTGTGTTTATGGCTCTTGCCATCATGGCTTCTTCTTCCATATTTGCTGGTAGTCCACCAATTTTTTCAGTCAAAAATTCAGGATCAGGCATATCATCTATTGCTTTTAAAGTTTCAGCTTCTGTTAATTTAGGAAATAAATTTTCTTCTTCTTCTTTATTCATATTTAAATCTGTTAATGGTTCTATAGGAGATTTAGTTGCGTCTAATATTTTAAATATTTCCATCATTGATGCATCGCTTTCATCAAATTTAAAATCATCAGGCACATAATCATTTAACAATGCGTTAGCCACCTTTGCTAATTGAAATCTTGTAAATGTGCTTAGTCCGCCATACTTACCTGGCTGCTCTAAAAAACTTTTAAAAGCTGAATTAATCACGTTTGCAGCGTTTGGATCAGATAATATTCTGTTTGCTCTGTTTCCTAAAAATAAAGTTAAAGCCATAGGGAAGAAACCCATACCATATGCTCCAGCTCCAACTGCTATATTTGGTCCTGATAATACTAATCTTCTGGCAAGGAATGTAGACGCTTCAGGAACCGTGTATGATTTTACTGCATCCATGTAACTTAATAAATCATCATAACTTTTTAATAATTGATTTGCTTTTTCCGATCCAAATATAACTTTCATTTGTGTTGCTGCAGCTTCGTTAGGCAATACAATTTTTCTAAAAATATCAGAATCAAAATAAACATTACCACCACTTAAATTTTTTGCAGGTAAACCATTAGGCATTAACATTTCATCTAAAGATTGATAAGGATCTCCTTTTACAGCTTTATCTTGTTCTCTTGCTAACCAAGAAGATACCCAGTCACCCATTTGATTTTTTTCTATTGGTCTAAATGACATTTGATAAGCTTGACCAACGTGTGATCCCCACAAATTTCTAAGTGTTTCATTACCTTCTTTAGATCCTTTTCTAATTAATTTTGTTTGAAATGTAGTATTACCTTGCGCATCTTTAATTGGTTTTATGGCATGCACGTCTGCATCCATCAATTTTTGTAAGTCTGTAATTGCATTAAAACTTAAATTACTTTTAGTTTGAAAAATATTTCTACTTATAGTTTTTAAAAGTTGATCTCTTTCAACTGAACCCGCTTTTTGAAAACCTATTATTTGTTTATAACTTAAAGCATTGGCATCAAAAGCAGCTAGCTTTCTAGCAGTTAAAGACTCAAATGTTTTAATATTATTTGCATAGAAACCAAATGCTTCTTCAATATTTTTTTTCAATTCAAGTTTTTTAGCCTCAGTTAAGCCAGTTTGCCCTACAGTAGATTTAACTTCTGCTTGCACTAAATTACCACCTTGTTTAATCATATCTTCAGTTGCAACATTTTCTCTTAAAGTAATTTCTCTTGTAGGTGAAAGATCCATTTTTGCAAAATCCATTTCTAAAGACTTTTGAAGTTGAGTATATATTGTTTGCATAGGCTCGGACTTAGAAAGCTGAGCTGTAGTTTGATTTAACAAAGTTCTAAGCGCAGCATATTCTGTAATTGAAATAGGTCTGTTTAATCTTACAAGATCTTGATAAGCACTAAAAAATCTACCAAATGGAGTATTAAACATTTCATTTCTTAGAAATCCTTGTTTAATTTCAGGTGGTGCCAAAGCATCTCTTCTTATTGAATCCATGTATTGTTTAACGTGGTTTAAATCTATGACTCTTGGATCACCAAAAGCTCTAGCTTGATTTGCAAATCTGTTAAAATTTATTTTATTAATAGTCATAAATTTTTCGTATTGTTTTAATATTTGACTTGCAGCTTGTTCAGATGCCATCGCTGCAGTCGCTAAATGCATACCTGGTTGAAGTTCAAATATTTTAGCAGACATATCGTTGAATTGTTTTATTGCACCTAACTGTGCTTCTTTTGCTGGACCACCTATATAAGGTAATTGTCCAAAAATTCTGTTTATGCCTTTTAATATTTTACCACCAGTTGTATTAGGATCAGCCAGCATTATGTATGTAGCTTTAAAATTATTAGCTTTTGATATTTCAGCCATCGCTCTTGAATAGGGAGTTTCTAACCCAAACATCTTTCTTAAACCGTACGCACCACCAGCTGCCATTGGACCTAATAGTTCAGCACCAGCATTAAATGTTAAGCCAACTCTAAAATCATCAACGACTCTTAAAAGTTTATTCTGTTCTAAATAATCTTTATATTTTTTATCACCAACAGCCTTTTTTAAATCTAATTGGTCTCTAGCAATTTCATCAGCTAAGTCGTATGCAATACCTCCTGCTGTATACCCTAGTGTTCCAGCTATTGCAGATCTTACTGCAGACTGAGCTGCGACTGATCCAAAACCTTTTGCAGCGCCTGATATAGCTTTTAGACCACTCACAAATCTATTTAATATTGGATTTTTAAAATTAGAACTTATTTTATTAATATCTTTGATATATTTGCTAGGATTTAATATTGCACCCGCTAATCTTTTTCTATCAAATAATAATTGCGCAGTTAAAAAACCTATGTCAGTTATCATTTGAACATTATCTCTATTAACTTTGTCAGAGGTCAGAGATCTAATAGGATCTGCCACTAATTCTTTTTGTTTAGCGACTTCTTTTGCAGCCTCATTTTGTTTATTTAACATGACTTCAAAAGGCGGAACCTCTATGACGCCATTTTTTTGTAAGGTATCTATAAATATTTTTTGTTGAGCATTAAGATTTCTTAAGTCAATTCTATTACCTTGTAACAACGATTCTAATTCTTTAATATTCATTATTCTATTATTGGTATTCCTTTCATCAAGTAATCAGATATTTTGTTAAGATCATCTGGATTTGCTTCAATAATTCTAGTTAAATTATCTTCAAATTGTTTATTTTGTGCTTGAATCTTTATTTTAGACAGTCCAAGTAATTCTTCGTAGTTTGCAATATCTGCTCTATCAATACCTATAGACTCTGCTACTTTTAAATCATCAGCTATAGATTGTTCTAATTCTTTTTTAATAACTAAATACCTAGATATGACATCAGTCGGTGAGGTAAATAATCCAAATTGATTTGTTAATTTTTCTGCTCTTTCAATATCTCTTACTGCTAATCTATCTTTATCTTTCAATATGTTTGCTAATGCATAAGCTGATAATAACTCTGTAGCTCTTAAGGTAGCTTGTTTTCTAAGAGTGGAATCGTTTTTCATATCTCCTGCAATACCTATTTGTTCCTGTATATTACTGAAAAATTTATTTCCTGCTTCTAATTCTGCAGCTGCATCCTCCTCTGATAGAGTGCCTGCCTCAACTCTTTTATTTATATCTGTTGTATATTGTTCTTTAGATTCAGCAAAATCTTCAGCTAATTTACTGTATTCTGTTTCACCAAAATATTGTTTAAAAACATCTGCACCTCTTAAAATAAATCCTTGTAAAGTACCTCTAGAACCAATCAATCTTGGATCATCAACAGTCAGTTTAAGAGCTTTGTTAATACCTCTTAAGGCTCTAGCTTTTACAGATATATTTTTATTTGCTTTTTCAATAGCATCGGCATCTGGTATATCTAACATTTTATATTCATAATTAGTTATATCCATATATCCAAAGGTCTTTCCATCCTTACTTGGTACTTTAACTCTTACATTACCGTTTTCTGAAATACCTCCCTTGAATGTTCTCTCTTCAAATGATCCATCTTTAAAAGGTATCTTTACTTTAAAAATTTTATCGTCAGCGCTAAATTTTTCTATTGCATCTTTTTTCTTCATATTAGCTAGCATTGCTTTTTTTAATTCTATCTCATCATCACGTCTAGCTGCTTCAAGCGATAGAGCCATTGGTATTACGTTTTGTCCTGCTTGACCTAAAACATCTAAAAATCCTTTAAATCCAGGCTGATCAGTTCTGCCTGTTATTAAGTTAGCTGCAAGCTGTAATAATAAAAGCTGTTTTGATTTTTTATTATCTGGACCCATTATATCATCGACTGCATCATCTAGACTTAATGCTAAAGCACTTCGTTTAGCATTATTACCACCAACAATATCTCCTAAATTTTCAAAGTATATTTGTTTAGCTTTTAAATCTTGATTATCTCTATTGTTAATTTCTGTGAGTATTTGATCTTCATTCAAATCAACAGTGGACTCATCTTCATTTACAACTGACGTATCATTTTGATTATTATCATTACCAGTTTGATTTAAATTGATTCCTTCCATTTGACCATTCTCTTGAGCTTGTGAGATTATTTCTGGAATAGCTTGTGACTGCATTTTGAGACCACTATCTACCTCATTTTTTGTTATAGACTCAATTATTTCAGAAGTAGACATATTAGGAAAATCTTTTTCTAATTGACTTGGTATGGGTTTTTTAACTTCAGGCGTGTCTTGACTTATATTAACACTATCTAAATAATCAATCGCTGGAGTATCTGCACTTCCGGCTAGAGTTCCGGATGCTCTTATAGCAGGACCGGCTTCTTTCGCCATTCTCTCTGCATATTCTCTATCAAAATCTGAGCCTGGGAGATTTGACATAAAGTTTGATATTGTTGGGTTTTGTGCTGCATAACTTAATCCGTATAAACCTAACATGTATGGATTTCTTAATCCTAAAAATTTTCCAGTCTTACTTATAGGTGTTCTTATGATTCCAGGTAAAGAAGCGTATCTTTGTTGTAAACCTAATTTAGAAAAAAGAGGAGCTTGATTAAATACTTGAGGTACGTTTGGTGAACTAGGAGGTAGTGGTAAAGATCTAATACCTCCACCGTTACTTAGTTTTTTACTTGTTACTTTTCTTCTTAATTTATTTATCACGTCTAGTTACCCCCTAAACGCTGCGTATGCTCCTAAGCCAGTTCCAATAGCTTGACCTAAAGGACTTGGTTGTGGTGCAGTGGATTGAGTTAATCTTGCTTGAGATGCACTTGGGACACCTGATTGTATATCAGATACAAAAGCCACCCTTTGGAAAGGTTCTTGGATTTTTTGAAGTTCTGTTTGTCTTGCTGCTTCAAGTTCTGCTTGAGCTATGCCTCTTTGCAATCCACCAGTGCCTGTCAGCCCTGCTAGTTGTTGTTCTCTTTGTTGAAGCTGTTGACCAGCTAAAGCACCTAAACCTTGAGCTCTATTTAAAGCAGTTTCAACTTCTAAACCTCTTTGTGTTTGCAGTTCTCCAAGTGCTGATTGAAATCCAGATCCATATATTTGACCTAAAGTATCTGCTTTACCCCTTTGTAATTCTGCTATTCCAACACCTTCTCTACCGCCACCAAAATTTCCAGAAGCTATTGCTCTCGCTGCAAGATCGGTTTCTTTTCTAGCGTAATCTTCACCAACTCTATTTATAACATTTTGTATAAAAGGATTCATAGCCGCTTGAACGTCTTTAGCAGTAAATGTTTGACCTGCTGCTGTTCTTGCATCAGATAAAGCCGCCGCAGAATCAGTAATCATTTGTGCACCTGCTGGACCTGATCTAGCTAATGCTAAAGCTTCAGTTTCTGCAGTTGACATTGGTGCGATTCTAAAAGCAGGAGGTGTAGTTTTTTTTTGTGCTAATTCTTTAGCAGCATCCATCAAACCTAATCTTCTTGCTTCTATTTCAGGGGCCTCTCTTATAGTTTGAACTTGTGTGGTGTTTGCAGGTACATTACCTCCACCACCTCCGCCTCCGCTACTCATGCTCGACCTCCTATGTATTTATCTAATTGTACATGTGATTTTCTATAACCTTGTTTACTTAAAATTTTTTCCCAACCTGGTCTAGTATAAAACTCCATTTTTGTTACTCCCTCACCTTTAGCCCAAGACTCTATTGGTTGTATTAAATGTGTCCACTTTTCCATGTTCTCTCCTGTTAATATCCTAAAGTTTAAAGTTTTGTACTTTGGATATTGTGTAATTTCTGTGACTCCAACTGCGTAGACTTTTCTATCTTCTTCTTCCCACGCAATCCAAAGCTGCATAAGATTTTTTTTAATCCTGTCTTTAATGTCTTGATGATCAGCATAACCGCCAGATCGATCAAGAGACTTTTGTATATAGTCTTCAACAAAAACCCAAACTTTATCAATTTCTTCTTCCTTCCATACTCTAAACAAATCCATTAAGAAGACATTCTTTTAGCTAACTTATCAAAGTCTGCCATTTGTTTATAAAAAAATCTAGCTCCTAATGTTCTTTGTTCTTGTTTATCATTTGGGTTAGCACCCATTGCTATACCTGCTCCTCTAACAGCTTTTGATTTTGTAACAAATTCTCCATCTGCTAATTGAGCTAACATTGTATCTTTTTCTTCATTACCTTTACCAGCTGCATCCACAACTAACTTACCAGATGTTCTTTTGTAATTAGCCGTGTTATTTTCATCTGTATTTGTTTTACTTGGTAATTTATCAACTAAAGCTCCGTCTTTTGCCATCATCATTGGTTGAAACATTTGTCTTGGAGTTATTGATGGTTGCATTGGTGGTGGAGGCATCATCGGTAATCCCATTGGAGGAGGCACCATTTCCATGTCCTCTGAAGTAGATTCTTCAACAGACTCTATTGGCATGTTGCTAGCTCTGCCACCCATTTGTAATGACATTATTCCGCCAGCTTTTTTACTTTCTTTATCAGCAAGATATTTATCTAAAGCATCTTTTTCCTCTTGTGTTGGTCTATAACCTTCCATCATTATTTTTTTAAATATTTCTGCTGGATCTAAATCAATATTTTTTACAGGACCACCCTCATCAAAAGATGCTATACCACCCTCTTTAATTCCTTTAGTGTTTGCATTTATATACCTTTCAATTACTTCATTATTAGTGCTAAATGCAGATTCATTATCTTTACCCATTTTAAATTCAGTAACTGCTCCAGGTATCATTTTACTTAACTCTCTTAAACCTTCAGGAGTTTTTTTCAATTTTTCAATTTTTTTTCTTAAACCTACTAATCCTCCATCTTCTAGAGATGCAATACCACCTTTTTTCATGTTACTATAAGGTGATCCTTCTGGATATTTACTGTAATCTATTGGATCAATATCTGGATCATCATATGGCATAAACATGCTTGGATCTGCTGCATAAAATCTATTGTATCCTGGATATTTTGGATCTTCTGGTTCTTTTGGATCAAATGCACCTAAACCATATAAAGCACCAGCTGTACCTATTGATGCTAACCCTACTTTAACAGGATCGGTTTCTCTTCTTGTCATCGTGCTTCCATCTGCACCTCTATAAGTAACATCTCTTTTAAAGAAATCTGCTGTCTTTTCGAAACCTTCACCAGCTCTTTGAAATATATTTTTTCCATCAACTGGATTTTGTTTACCTCCAGCTGCTTGAAATAACATTGCATCTTGAGCGTCCATACCACTTAAAGGTCTTTGAGACTGTGAAGCAAAATTCATTCCTGCTTGTGTTTTACCACCTGGCATGAAATTACCTGTGCCAAGCGCTTGCATGGTCAAAGCCTGCATAGCTGTGTCGCCAAAAGCGCCTTTAAATAAGTTAGAACCTCGTTTACCTTGTAATGCCCCTATGCCAGTATTAATGGCATACATCATGGCTAGTTGTGTGATTGGATCCATATTTCTCCTGTAATACGTATTTAGGACAATTTACTTAATTTTTTCGCCTTCGTCAATAAACCTTCCACGATAACTATAGTCTCCGTGGTGGGTTATATAAGCGTCTACATTGGCATAGATCTTACCTCCAATGTCTGTCCATCTTTTACAGAATGCAAAGTCCTCACCCATAAAGGTGCCTTTTTCTTTATCAAATTCAGTGTCCCAAAAGTTCCAAAAATGCTCTGTTTCTCTCATTTGTTGGTTTAACATAGTTTGTTGTTTAATTTTCATATCAGGATAAGCTTTTGCCATTCTTTCAAAAACCTCTCTTTTGATTAACATAAACCCAGCAGGACCTCTTTTAATTTCAGTAATACCATCTTTACAATCAATGTTTTCTTGATCAATAAAAGCCATTGGAAAATAAAATCCGCACTTACTTATATGTCTGCCTGATTTTTGACTAATGTTAGTTGCCTTATCCCAGTCAATAACTTTCATAGGATACGGTGTTAAAATTATATCTTTATCAGCTTTTAGCATTGTCAGTAATGATGTTTCATCAAACTCTATATCTGTATCTACAAACAACATATGTGTGCAATTAGATTTCATAAAAGCTGCTGTGCAAAGATTTCTACCTTGAGTAACAATAGAAGATTGTATTAAATGAAACGTGACAGGTATCTTGTGTCTTTGTAAAAGTGCTTGTAGTTCAAGTGTCGCTCGTACATAATGAATATCAACACCACCATGACAAGGAGAAGTAAAAAATAATCTAATCTGATTATCTTTTTTACTCCAATCCAACACCTCGTTACCTTTGTTAGTATTTTGTCCAAATATTGTTTTTTCATTTATTAAACTTTTATCGTCTATTCTATGCATAACCCTTTTGTTTTAATAATTGATTTAGTAAACTCTCCCATTCTTTTACCCGCACATCCCAATTATAGAATGTTCTATAATATTTCATTTGATCAATAAGCTTTTCGTGTAATACTGGTTCATGATAATTATCAGCTACAAACTCTATAACTGCCTTAAATTTTTTAGCTAGTGTGTACATGTTTGTCTCATAATTTACATAGTGTGCATACTCAGTGCAAGTCTCGTAGAGTGCACCAAAATTAGTCACTATCGCCATATTACCAGCTGCCATTGCTTCTATTGCAGATATACAGAATGTTTCCTCCCATATTGAAGGATATGCATATATGTGTGTATCTTGCATAGCATCTATTACTTGTAGATTTGGTGTGTATCCCATGTTATTCACATTTTTTAAGCTATCTATTTTGTCAAACATTGGTTTAAATTGTTTTTTGTTTTGTAAATCAAAAGCATCACCATAAATTTTAGTAGAGCTATAAACATCTAAAATAATATCATCTCTTTCAATAAGTTCCATAGCACCCAATAAAACATTGAGACCTCTCCAGGGTGTAGACGTATGTATTAATTTTATAGGATCACCTTTATTAAATTTCTTTTTAGGTCTCCAATCGATATCAGGTAATGCATTTTTTATTACACAACACTTATGTGTAGGTAATCCAAATAAATATCTAAACTTCTCATAAGTCCAATGTGAATTAAAAACATACCAATCATACTTTCTATGATTTTCTTTTTCAGAAAACCACGGAGCAATGTTTGGTTGATCGTAAGAATTTTTTTGCCACAATATACTTATCTTATCTGGATCTATTGGTTCTTTTTCAGGAACTGATGTTGTTATTTGAAACTTTTTAAAATACGAAGGATCTAATCTTTTTTCTAATTCTGCGTATTGTAGCTCTGTTCCACCCTTAGCTTCCATTATACCTTCTTATGTGTTCGTCTTATTGCGTTTTTACCTTGTCTAAATATTGATGCTACTTGAGCTTTACCCATTACTTTAGCTCTTTGTTCACCAACAGTTAATATTTGTATCTTTCTAGCAAAAGGTTTATTTACTTTTTTAACTTTTGCAACAGTTTTTCTTGCATCTGCAGGTGTTTTGAATTTAATTCCGACTGTATCACTCGGGTTTTCGTCAGTATATAGCCTTCTTCCACTACCCTTAGGTTTTTTACCAGTTCCTTTTTTTGGATCTGCCATTACTTTAGTGGTTTCTTTCCAAAAACATCGAACCCTTTTGGAACAATTATTTTTACATCAACTCTTATGTCTTTTTTATCATCAGCTTCAGCATAAGCTTCTTTTTGTGTTTTATAAACTTTACCTGTTTTCATATTTGTAATTGTTTCTTCAGACTCGCACTTAATCCTAGGTATTTTTTCACCATTAACAATAGCGAAGTCACTCATGTTCTATCCTGTTCTAATATCGCAACAACACCAGTAATCATATTAGAGTGTGCAGCTGTAATATTTAATGAATCATTTTCTTCAAACACTTTAACACCAGTCAATAAATCTGATGTCTTGCCAGTTGCCATGTTTCGTCTTGAAAAATTAAATGTAGATGATGCTGAATTATCCGTAATGCTAGCAGTTACAAGAACACTACCAGAACTAACATTTAAAACTTGAACACTTTTTATCATAGCCACATTTTCAGCAGGACAGGTATATACAGATACCGCATTTGTTGTGTTTAGATTAAATTGTCTGTTTACGAATTTATTAGCCATGACGACCTTGTCTGTTATATTTCTTATAATCTCTTTTTTCTGATTTTGAAAGTCTTTTTTTGTGTCTTCGTGGGCGTTTTCTAGGCTTTGGCCTTGGTACGAAGTTTACAAATTTTCTTTTAGCCATTAATCATTAAGGAAAAATGACACTGCTTCAACATCATCTTTAATATCCTGTGGGTAAGTTGTATTAAGTTTTTGAACAACATTATTAATATCTCTACCAAATTGATTTAAGTTTTCTGGATTGTATTGTGGTGTCGCTTGTGCAACAATTTGATTTACTTTAGCCATTATCTTTTTCCTTTCATATAAGCTTTACCAAAACCTCTCTTTGCTATACCACCTTTTTTCATTTTTTTTTGACTTGGTGTTGGCATTGTCTCAAGATCTAATTCCTTTGGGTTTAATTTATTAACTTCTTTTTCTAAATCTTTACCTTTATATTTACCTGTCTTAATAAAATTTAAAAAGTTTTTTACTTTTTTTGTACCTTTTTTTCTACCGTGTTTAAGAATTTGTTTTAATAAAAAATTAGCAGCCATTATCTTCTTCCTCCTACATGTATGTCAGCTCTAAAAGTTCCATATCTCCATGATTGACCTGTGCCTGTGTTTGCTATTTTAAAAGATGCAGCTCTGCCTCTTGTTCTTGTAAACACTTGCGTTGTTGATGAATTTACTGTGAACGGTCCAGTTATTAAAGGTCCACTAGAAGATGATGATCTTGAATTAGAAGGAAAGTCTCTTAATTGTATTGTTACCTCTGCATCTCCAGTTTGATTTTTAAAATCAGGTATAAATCTACTTATTCTTAACATAAATTCTCCATCACCAGCGATACCTCTTTGATCTAAATCAAAATCACCAGACACAATATTTGCAGGAATTGCCGTAGTACCTGCTGTTGTTATTTGATCTGTACCAACCTCGTGTGCATAGTATGTTGTAGCTCCTGCCGATACTCCACTTATAGAACCTTGTGTTGGTGTAGCTGACTGATTAAAAGCCGTAGCATAAGGTTTACCATAAACACCTTGATCAACCCAAGTTGTTCTTGGAAACAATGAATTATCATTTGTTGTCCAAACACCACCAGGTATGCCTTGACCGTCTCTTGTATTATAGGTTACAGATCTATCAATAAAGTTTGAAGTTGAAGATGGAAAAAACCAAGTAATCTCGTTAAATTTATCATTGACTCCAGCATGAACAATAAGTTCTGAATTATTATTTAAATTACCAAATACATCATCTTCGACTAAACAAGGTAATTTTTTTACAGCTGCACCATCAAAGTAAAAGAAACTATCTTCTGACATCCAATAAATAATACCATCAACTTCTATAGCTGCGTGTTGTCCAATCAATCCACAGTTAGTACCAACTTGTTCAAAACCAAATGTAAAAGGTGGACCAATAAATCTCATCGTAAATAGGGCTGTATCTGACCAAATATAATTACCATTTCTACCTCGTAGAGCACCAATAATTTTTGATCCATCAGCTAATCTTTGAGTACCCGCTGTGTTAGTAGCTGTTGGTGTATATGTATTTATATCCTCTTGATTAGAAAATCTAATAAACATATCATCTTGTGTATTAGGCGTTCCAATACTAGTTTCAGTTCCAAAGAAAACTAAGTGTCTATCTGGTGTAGATACTAATAAATCTCTTGATGCAGTAGGAGCTCCTGAAACTAAAGTAGCTCTTAAAGGGGTACTTATTGCACCAGTAGCAGACGGATCCCACTCTACTGCTACACTATCAAATATTAAAGCAATAAGTTTTTGACCAAAGTTTGTAAGTCTCCATTGTCCAGGTTCAATATCTACTCCTAATCCACTAGCTTGACCCCATGGTACAAAATTAGTTGCATCTGTTACTAAAGACCCATCAGCATGTGTGGCATCAGTCGTGCCTTGTGCACCTCTTCCTAAAGTCTGTAAAACATTACCAGCTTTACTAGCATATGTAATCAATTCTGTGCCTATTAAAACAGTTCCTGAATTAGGAAAACTTGTAGCGTTTGTTAAAGTCACAGATGTAGTGTGACCCGCAGCTAAAACACCACCGTTATTCATTGTGGTTGTTGCTGGACTTAATGTTGTACCACTCCAATATCCTGTACCCCAACCAAAACCAGGGACTTGCGTTGAATTACCTACAACATAGTAAAAGTTCAAGGTCGCAGTTCCGGTTGTCGAAAATGCAGTTGATGCCCCCTCTGTTTTAGGCATTTGTATAGTAAAAGATGTTGTTGTAGGAGTTGTTTTAACTTCAAATGTAGCTGTAAAATCTGCTGCTGTAAAAGCTGATGTGCCAGGTATACCACTAACACCAGAGAATATTATTAAGTCTCCTACATTCAAATTAGTGCTTGATGGACAACTAACTGTTACTATGTTTGAACTATTTGTTGTAGTAAAAGCATTTGTTAATGACTGTTGTCTAGATGCCTCTAGTGGATGGATATCGTAAAAAGCACCCTCATAATAAATATATAATATCTTGTTAGTGCCAATGGCTGCATATTTATTACCTTTCAAATCAAACCAGGTATGTTGATCTCTTGCAACTCCCACTAATGTATTAGATCCAAGTTGTTCCCATCCCCCTATTTTTTCAGGTAATCCGTATCTAAACCTAACATTTTCACCGTCAACCCATCTACCTTCAGCACCGGTTTCTGTTAATTGTTTATCAAATCCAGGTATTAATTGTACTTTCGCTAGAGCCATAAAGCTAATATACAGAAAAAATTATAATTTGTAACCCTTGAACCATGCAGGTAATCCTAATAAAGGTCTTTTATCAAGTGCGTTTTCTTTAGCGTTTTTAGACCCTGCTTTATTGTAATGTAAAAATACTTGACCACAGTCTTTACCAGTAAATTCTTCTCTCCAATGTTCTAAGTCACATCCAGAGTATATCAACATATCACCTGGATTAAGTTTTACTTTAATACCAGCTTGTCCTTGTTTACCAGTCGGGTCTAAATATATTGGCCAGTCATCACCACCTAAGTTTAACGTGGTAGATATTTCACAAGAATATCTATCTTTGTGTCTAGCTAGTACATCTCCTTTTTTATATATTCTAGCGTAAGAGTATGTCTCAGATAATTTTAATCCTGTATGTTTTTCCATAACAGGTTTTACTTGTTGCAATAAAGTTTCCATGGCCATGTCACCGTAATGTGAGTATGTGTTTGGAACTTGTTCATCATTCCATATACCCCAATATTCTGTAAATGGAGATATGTATCTGGTATCAAATAATACTCTTGCTACGTTTCTTTTATTTTTAAAATAATTATATATAAAATTTGCTAGCTCTTTTGATATTGCTTTTTTTAAAACACTATATTTATTTTTCTTGAACGACATTTAAAACTCCTTTTGGTATCGCTTGGCAGTTCCAATGTATAAACCTAAACGGTTCATAACCCATATCAACAATATATTGATGTGGCATGTGACTTTTGATTTATCTTTTTCTGGTAAAAGATTCATAATGTTACCTGGTCTAGGATCTTCAAACACGGGCAAGGATGTTGCCTCACTTGCTTTTAAAAAATAAAAACCAGACATGTGTCCGTTCCAATGTGTATGTAAAGTGTGATGCCCACCACCTTTATTAGCAAACTCTTGAACCCACAATTCTGTTGTAAATACTTGATAATTAGTTAAATCAAAACCCATTTCTAATAATAAGTTATGTGATGTTGCTCCTATATAATCTTGTAATTCTTTAAATTTAGGATCACCAATTAATGAAGTTGAATGAAACACGTGACCCATATCACCTTTATTACCAAACTTTTTATTTCTTTTGTCTATATCTTTTTTTAAATTTTTTTGAGATTCCTTTATATATTTATCAGATGCTTTGTTTAATTTTTTTACAAATTTAGGTTCATCTGCCCACCATATTGGACATTTAAAATATTCTTCTAATTGTAATTGTTTTGGAAAACTCATCTATAAGGCCATCCTAGATTCCAAATAACTAGACTATATCTAGATCCTTTTTTAACTGGACAAACTCTGTGCCAAACAAAACCAGGAAATACAACTAGAGATCCTTTTGGTAATATCTCTGTGCATTTTTTAATATTAGGTTTTTTATCAGGATCCATATTTCTAAA